GAGCTGCTAGGTAAGCTAGCGGACGTGGGAATGTTCATTGAGAAGCAAGAAATCACCTATAAACAACGTACAGACGATGAGATTGACGCAGCCCTTAATGAAAAGCTAAGTTTACTTATTGAAGGCGACTTCAAAAAGGTGGAAGAAGAAGAACCTGCACCGAAAAACGTAACAACACCAACAAAAAATGCTTTCAAAGGTACGATGGACATAGCGCCACTACCAGAAACACCTAAAATTGACCTTGAGGCACTGCTAGGTGAATAGTCTAAGGGAATACATTGCCACTTTACCCGAGAAACAGGGGGTAAATGTCCTGACAAATCTAAAAAAGATGCCTGAACGTGAGCAGCAGGAGTTTATAGACTTAATTAAAGAGAAAATGGCGCGTGTTAAACGAAATGCCGCTCAAGGCGGGCTGTTAGATTTTATAAAAGCAGTGTATCCGAACTACATGGTGGGGACACACCACAAAAGACTGGCTAAATTACTAGAAGATGCCATCAAAGGGGATAAAAAACGCATTATTGTTAACATTGCTCCTCGTATGGGTAAGTCTGAACTGGTATCTTATCTATTCCCTGCTTGGTTCTTGGGCCACTACCCTGATAAAAAGATTATCATGGCAACACATACGGCGGATTTGTCAACTACCTTTGGACGGCGCGTTCGAGATTTAGTTGGTAGTGATGAGTACCGCAGTGTATTTCCTAATGTTGCATTAAATCAGGACGCTAAGGCGGCTGGGCAGTGGAACACTAGCGATGGCGGTCAATACTATGCGGCTGGTGTGGGCGGTGCGCTTGCAGGTCGCGGTGCCGATGTGTTTGTGATTGATGACCCACACTCAGAGCAAGAAGCTAAGACAGGTAACCCAGCGGTGTTTCTATCTGCATGGGAGTGGTTTCAAGCAGGACCATTACAACGCTTGATGCCGAATGGGGTTATCATAGTGGTGATGACGCGCTGGTCTATGATGGACCTGACAGGTCAGTTAGTAAACCACATGATAAAGAACCCAGACGCTGACCAGTGGGAGGTAGTAGAGTTTCCAGCGATACTAGATGAAGGCACTGAAGATGAACGTTCGCTATGGCCAGAGTTTTGGCCTCTCGAAGAACTTAAGAAAAAACGTGCTGGTATGGACGCGCGATACTGGTCAAGCCAGTACCTCCAGAACCCGACTGCAGAAGGGGCTCAACTCATTAAGAAAGAGTGGTGGAAACACTGGGAGGAAGAAGACCCACCAGTTTGTGAGTATACTATTATGTCTTTAGATGCTGCACAAGAATCACACAACCGCGCTGACTATAATGCGGTGACCTTATGGGGGATATTCTATAATGAGAAGACCAATCAGAATAATATTATTCTACTCAATGCGTGGAAAGAACGTATGGAGTTTCCTGAACTAAAGCGTAGGATGATTGAGGAATACAAAGAATGGGAGCCTGATACGTTCTTAGTAGAAAAGAAATCAAACGGTGCCGCGTTGTATCAAGAGCTTCGTTCAATGGGCATGCCCATATCTGAGTACACGCCAGTAAAAGATAAGATATCAAGGGTTAACTCGATTACAGACTTGTTTGCATCAGGTATGGTTTGGGCACCAACAGATAGACGATGGGCAGGGGAAGTAATAACAGAATGCGCTGAGTTCCCAGTAGGTACCCATGATGACTATGTGGATAGTTGCACACAAGCACTAATTCGGTTTAGAAAGGGCGGGTTCATAAAACTGCCTTCAGATGAACGAGATGATGTATCATACGATTATAAACGTAAAGCAGCTTATTACTAGGGGCTTTCTATGACAACTCAAAAGTTTATGGGACAAGGACAACTTATTGACCGACTCTCAGCACAAGTAGGAAATAGAGACGTTGCTATTAAACTATTGCAAGACCGAGGGCACCTTAAAGCGGACGGTAAAACGTTTACGCCTGAAGGGGAGAAGCGCAATGCTATGTCGGCACAAGAACGCGCTATTAATAGAGCAACAACTAAGTCAGGCAAACCGACAAATGCCTATAAGTACGACCCTAAAACCAATGCAGCAACATTAAAAAAGAGATAACTATGGCTATTGAAAAAAGTTTGTACGCAGCCCCGCAAGGGATAATCCCTGATGAGGACGCTAATATACCCCCAATAGAAATTGAGATTGAAGACCCAGAGTCGGTAAGTATTGGCTTTGGCGACATGCAGATTGATATGGATACTGGCGAAGATGAAGATGAGTTTAATAAAAACTTAGCGGAAGATATGGATGAGGGGGAGCTAACGCAAATAGCGCACGACTTGATTTCTGACTATGATGAGGATGTTAGCGCACGTAAAGACTGGATGCAGACTTACGTAGACGGCCTTGAGTTGTTGGGCATGAAGATTGAAGAACGTACAGAACCTTGGGATGGCGCTTGTGGTGTATACCACCCACTATTGAGTGAAGCGTTAGTTAAGTTCCAAGCAGAGACTATGATGTCAATGTTCCCAGCTGGGGGTCCAGTTAAAACACAAATCATTGGTAAAGAAACACAAGATAAAAAAGAAGCAGCGCAACGAGTGCAAGAAGACATGAACTATCAGTTGACTGATGTCATGAAGGAGTACCGCCCAGAGCATGAGCGTATGTTATGGGGCCTAGGCTTATCAGGTAATGCGTTCAAGAAAGTATACTTTGACCCTCATAAGAATCGTCAAGTGTCTATCTTTGTCCCAGCTGAAGATATGGTTGTGCCATACGGCGCATCAGATTTAGAAGACGCAGGTCGCGTGACACACGTAATGCGTAAATCAGAAAATGAACTACGTCGATTACAAGTGGCAGGGTTTTACTTAGATGTTGATTTAGGTACACCAGCTAACACACTTGATGAAGTAGAGAAAAAGATTGCAGAGAAGATGGGTTTCCGTGCTTCAACGGACGACCGCTATAAACTATTAGAGATGCACGTAGACTTGGACTTGCCAGGCTATGAAGACAAAGACGAAGATGGTAATGAGACAAACGTTGCATTACCTTATGTTATAACAATTGAAAAAGGTAGTACAACTGTATTAGCTATTCGTCGTAATTGGGACCCAGAAGATAAAAACAAACAAAAACGTCAGCATTTTGTTCATTACGGATATGTTCCTGGGTTTGGTTTTTATTACTTTGGACTTATCCATCTTGTTGGGGCTTTTGCTAAGTCTGGCACTTCGCTTATTCGCCAACTTGTTGATGCAGGTACATTATCTAACCTTCCAGGCGGGTTTAAAACTCGAGGGCTTCGTGTCAAAGGTGATGACACACCTATAGCTCCAGGTGAGTTCCGTGATGTAGACGTGCCAAGTGGCGCGTTAAAAGACAATATTATGCCATTGCCATATAAAGAGCCGTCACAAGTTCTTATGGCATTACTTGGTCAAATCGTTGATGAAGGCCGTCGTTTTGCTAATACAGCAGACCTACAGATATCTGACATGTCTGCAAACAGCCCTGTTGGTACCACACTGGCAATTCTTGAGCGCACATTAAAAGTAATGAGTGCAGTGCAAGCGCGAGTTCACTACTCAATGAAACAAGAGCTGGGCCTACTAAAAACCATCATAGCGGACTATACGCCAGAAGAGTATAACTACGAACCACAAGAAGGCGACCGTAAAGCTAAGAAATCAGACTACGATAACGTTACAGTAATCCCTGTATCAGACCCTAATGCGTCAACAATGGCACAGAAAATTGTTCAGTATCAAGCAGTTATGCAGCTTGCACAACAATCACCACAGATTTACAACATGCCGCTATTACACCGTCAGATGTTAGAGGTACTAGGTATTAAAGAGGCGGCTAAATTAGTGCCTATGGATGCTGACCATAAACCAATGGACCCAGTATCAGAAAACCAAAATATACTAATGATGAAACCAGTTAAGGCATTCATAGCGCAAGACCACCAATCACATATCACCGTGCACATGTCCGCAATGCAAGACCCTAAGATACAACAAATGTTGCAAGGCAACCCAATGGCGCAACAAATGCAGGCGGCTATGATGGCGCACATCAACGAGCATATGGGCTTTGATTACCGCAGACAGATTGAACAACAGTTGGGTATGGCGTTACCACCACAGAAAGATGAGATGGGTGAAGATATACCTATGGACCCACAAGTGGAAGCTCAGTTGGCTCCGATGCTGGCGCAAGCAGCGCAACAGTTACTCCAACAAAACCAAACTGAAGAAGCGCAACAACAAGCACAGCAACAAGCACAAGACCCAATGGTGCAGATGCAACAACAAGAGCTACAACTGAAAACAGCAGAACAACAACGCAAGACAACTAAAGACCAAACTGATGCGCAGTTTAAAGCTGAACAGTTAAAACTTGAAAAGATGCGATTACTGTCTCAGCGCGAGAACAATCAAGAAACTCAAAAAAACGACTTGTTAAAAACAACGGCTCAGATGCAATCTAGCCAACAGAAAAACGCAATGGATAAAGGGGTTGAGGTACTGAAACAACTATCACAACAGAATTTCCAAAGTAGTCAACAACGAAATAAACCGACAAAAGGTGAATAAACATGGATTCAAACTTATTTGATGTTCTTTTAGGGGAATACAGGGACCGCATTAGCATGCTTACAGATGCTATGGCACGAGGAAACTGCGCTACATTTGAAGAATACAAGTACACAAGCGGTCAGCTACGAGGTCTCGAAGCTGCTTGTACTATAGTCACAGACCTCAAAAAACGAATGGAAAACACAGATGACGACTAATGTAAATTTAGCTCAAGCACTAGATTTATCAAGACTGGCAGACAATGCCAAAAAAGAAGCACAAAAAGAAGCGGAGATACGAGCAATCGTAGGCGATGCGACCGATAAAGAGAAGGCAGCTCAAGTGCCACGACCATCAGGCTATCATATTCTTTGCGCAATTCCTGAAAAGGATAAAGAGTACAACAGTGGGATTGTTAAAGCAGATGAGACATTAAGAATGGAAGAAGCTTTAACTACAGTATTATTTGTAGTTGCTTTAGGCCCTGATTGCTATAAGGATGCAAAACGATTCCCTAGTGGTCCGTGGTGTAAAGAAGGTGATTTTGTTTTAGTGCGCCCACACTCTGGTAGTAGGTTAGTAATTCACGGACGTGAATTCAGATTAATTAATGATGATACTGTTGAGGCTGTAGTTGATGAGCCACGCGGTATTATTCGCAAATAAGGAGGACAAGATGCCTGAATTTGAGAAAGCAGAATACCAATTCCCCGATGAAGTTGATTCAAAGGGTGTAGCAACATCACCAGAAATAGAATTTGAAATTGAAGATGATACTCCTGCAGAGGACCGTAATCGGGAACCAATGCCAAAAGATATTGTAGATGATTTAGAGCAAGACGATTTATCTAAATATGATACGGCAACAAAAGAAAAATTTAAACAAATGCGTAAGGTATGGCATGACGAGCGTCGCGCCAAAGAATCTGCATACAGGGAGCAACAAGAAGCATTAGAACTAGCTCGTCGGGTGGTAGATGAAAATAGACGCATGAAAAACATGCTTGCTACTGGCGAGAAGGAATACGTAACGTCAATCCAATCAACAGCTAATTTAGAGTTAGAAATGGCTAAACGTGCGTATAAAGATGCGTATGATAATGGTGATAGTGATGGGTTAGTTAATGCCCAGCAATCAATGCAAGAAGCAAACATAAAAATTGCGCAAGCTAAGGCATTTAAGCTGCCCCCTTTACAAGATGGTGAAAATGATGTACAAAGACAACAAGAACAGTATCAACAACCAGCGGCACCAGTTCCTGACGCTCGAGCACAAGCATGGCGTAATAGCAATGATTGGTTTGGAGCAGATGAAGAGATGACCGCATCAGCGTTAGGTTTACATGAAAAACTGAAACGTAATGGAGTTGTTGTTGGTTCTGATGAATACTATTCGACATTGGACAAAACAATTCGGAGACGTTTTTCAGAGTATTTTGAGGAGACTGAACCAGAAAATACAAGCAGTAAAAGTACTCCATCAAAAATGAGTACCGTTGTTGCTCCTGCTACGCGTAGTACATCTTCAAACAAGATAAAAATGACGATAAGGCAAGTGGCCCTAGCTAAAAAACTAGGATTATCTAATGAGCAATATGCAATTGCAATGAAAAAACTGGAGGCATAAAAAATGACCGATTCAAGAACACCTCGTATTATAGATACTCGTGCAGTAACAGAACGTCCTAAACAGTGGCAACAGCCTGAGCTGTTACCCGAACCAATTAAGCAAGAAGGATATGCTTATCGTTGGATTCGTGTAGCTACTTTAAATGCTGCAGACCCACGTAACTTATCTGCCAAGCTCAGAGAAGGTTGGGAAGCAGTAAAGGTTGAAGAACAACCACAGTTAGCAATGTTAGCCGACCCAGATAGTCGTTACAAAGACAACATCGAAATCGGCGGATTATTACTATGTAAGACACCTAAAGAATTTGTAGAACAACGAAATGCACATTTCGACAATCTAGCAAAGTCTCAAACAGAGTCTGTAGATAATAACATGATGCGTCAAAGTGATGCCCGTATGCCTATGTTCTCTGAGCGTAAGTCTACAACATCATTTGGCAAAGGTAATTAATTTTAAATAAGGAGTATTTCTATGGCTTATCCTACAGTTTCAGCCGCTTATGGCTTTGAACCTGTAAATCTTATCGGGGGTCAGGTATTTTCTGGCTCAACCCGTAATTTGCCTATTGCGTATAATTACGGTACCGCGATTTACAACGGTGATTTTGTAACACTTTCTGCTGGTTATGCTGTTGCAGCAACACTACCAGTTAACTCAACTAACACAACTGTTGGTGTATTTATGGGCTGCTTCTACACAAACCCCACAACTAAACAACGTTTGTTTGCACAATACTACCCAGGTAACGTAACTGCTGGTGATATTACAGCTATTGTATGTGACGACCCTGACACAGTATTTAAAGCGGCAGCTACAGCCGCTGCTGGTTCTACAGTTATTGCTTCAGTATCTTCATTATTGCTTGGTGCTAACATGGTTGGTAATACACTAACTGGTTCAGTAAACACAGGTAATAGCGCAGGTGCAGTTGTTGCAAGTAGTGCCGCTGCAGCTACTACAGCAGGCTTCCGTGTAATGCGTTTAGTACCAGACACACAAGTTACATCAGGCGGTACATACGTTTCTGGCGGCGCACCTGCAGCAACATCAGTTGTTGTTTCTGGGCTTTCAGTTGGTACAGTATTACCTATTGGTACTGATTTATTTAACTTAGTTAATGGTCAGTTGCAGTTTACAGGTGCTACGCTTTCTGCAGCAACTACAGTAACTACAACAGGTAATACAACATTAACTGTATCCGCAGTCACTACGCAAGTAGTTGGCACCGTTGCTCTAGTTCAAACACCAGAAGTTTTGGTTAAAGTGAACTTTGGCGTTCATCGTTACAACTTAGCTTAAGGAGAAATATAAATGGCTATTTCACGCGCACAATTATTGAAAGAGCTACTCCCAGGCTTGAACGCTTTGTTCGGTTTAGAGTATGCTCGTTATGGTGAAGAACACAATGAAATCTACGATACAGAGACTTCAGAACGTTCTTTTGAAGAAGAAACAAAATTGTCTGGCTTCTCAGCTGCACCTGTTAAAAACGAAGGTTCTGCCATCGCTTATGACAATGCACAAGAAGCATGGACTGCTCGCTACAACCACGAAACAATTGCTTACGGCTTCTCCTTAACTGAAGAAGCTATTGAAGATAACTTGTATGACTCATTGTCTGCTCGTTATACTAAAGCATTAGCTCGTGCTATGGCGTATACAAAACAAGTTAAAGCTGCTGCTGTATTAAACAACGGTTTCAACGCTGCCTTTGCTGGTGGTGATGGCGCTGCATTATTCTCAACAGCACATGGTCTTGTTAACGGAGGTAGTAATAGTAACACTCCAGCAGTCGCAGCTGACTTGAACGAAACTTCATTGGAAAATGCAGTTATTCAAATCGCAGCTTGGACTGATGAACGTGGTCTATTAATTGCAGCTAAACCTAAGAAACTTATCGTTCCACCAGCATTGCAATTCGTTGCTACTCGCTTGTTGGAAACTAAGCTTCGCGTAGGTACAACTGATAATGACATCAACGCTCTTGAAAACAACGGTTCTATTCCAGAAGGTTATACAATTAATCACTTCTTGACAGACAACAACGGTTGGTTCTTGACTACTGATGTTCCTAACGGTATGAAACACTTTGTACGTTCTCCATTGCAAAACTCAATGGATGGTGACTTCGATACCGGTAACGTAAGATACAAAGCACGTGAGCGATATTCTTTCGGGTTCTCAGACCCGCTTGGAATGTACGGTTCACCGGGCGCATAACCCACAAACCCAATAGATTCAAGGGATACAGAGGGAGCTTCGGCTCCTTTTGTTTTATGTGTTGACATACAAAGCTAGTGAGTGTTATAGTTCAATTACACATTTGTTCAGGGGCTTTATATCATGGCAGTTATTTACCGCATTACAAACATGGCAAACAATAAATACTATATAGGAAGCACAGATTCATTCGCCCGTAGAGAGTGGCAGCATAAATACGACCTTAAGCGGGGGAAGCATAAAAACCCGCGGCTTCAAGCAGCGTGGAATAAGTATGGGGAAGAAATGTTTGTGTTTGAAGTAATTGAGGAAGTACCAGACGGAGTAAACGTACTTCAAATAGAAGATACGTACTTATTTAAAATAGTTGGAAATGACGACTGCTATAATATTAACACTGGAGCGGAATCTCCACGAACAGGGGTTAAACATACAGAAGCCTCAAAACAAAAAACAAGTGATAATCGAAAAGGCAAACACGCAGGTAGCCAACATTATCGATATGGTAAAATAGTTTCTAACGAAATAAAAAAGAAAATAGGAGATACACAGCGAGGTAAACCTAAAGCCGCAGGACGTAAAGTATCTGATGAAGGTATGATAAAAATAAAAGCCGCCGCTGAAGCGGGGCATTACGACCACTGGACAGGAAAAAAGCATACTAAATCAAGCAAAGCTAAAATGAGCAAACGAATAACCTGTATAACAGACCATAAAGATTTTAATAGTTTGTCTGAGGCCTTACAACACTATAGTATGGTCATGCCTACATTACGTAGGGCGTTACTATCGAATAAACCAATTACAAAAGGAAAGTTTGCAGGGTTATGGTTTAAATATCTTTAATGATTTTACGTATTGCGACATGTACAGAAAAGAGCAAAATGTATACATATACACAATGATGTGTATAAAAACTAAAGGAATTTAAACATGTGGACTACACCAGCAGCTACTGAAATGCGTTTTGGCTTTGAAGTAACAATGTACGTAATGAATAAATAAGCTATACGCAAAAATCGTACAACCAATATAATGGCCGTTAAGTAATTTAAGAGTTATTATATTGTACTTTATGATTAAGTTTTTAGGCGGTTAAGCCAACATTAGAGGATGTAGTAAGTAACGAGTTTTTTTGGCTTTCTGCGTTACATGTAGTAACTACTAAATCTACGCCTTTATTTTTCGTTCTTCGTAATGATGTTTGCGGTGACAATTAGCGCATAACACTATGCATTTGTTTTTTATTTCTTCACGGGCTTTTTTATAAGCTCCGTTTCGCGTAAGCGCATTAATTTTTTTATTAGTTGGGTCTTTTACTAAGTGATGAAAGTCTAATGTAGCAGGATGGTTTTCCCCACAAGTAGTGCATTCAAATGATGCTTTATAAGTGTCCCACTCAATGCGTTTTTGTGCCTTATTAAAACTAAGCAATTTTAATTTAATATGTTTATTCTTATTATAGTAATTTTTACTATAAAGCTTTGCTTTTTCTTTACGAACTGCAGGGTCTTTATAAGGCATAATTATTCCAAATAGCTTGCGTAAAATTAAAAAATCAAGTATAAACTAGTTATCTGGGATTTACTATTCTTACCAACTGCCCCAGCAGACGATGCAAAGATGGTAAGAAGAACTTTTGCATAAAGGAAATTAAAATGGCTATTGCTACTCATTTAGGCTCATGGTTATTGGGCACAGTTAAGAATACCACAGGTTCAACTGCTGGTACAGTACGAAATATGGGGGCTACTGAGGTAGCACAAGTATTTACACTAGATACATTGGCAACAACGGCAATACCTCTTACAGGCACATTGGGTTTTATCCCAGCAGGTGCTCTCATCATTTCAGTACAATTCTTAACAACAACATTATTTGCCTCAGCAGAAACATTAAAGCTAACTATTGCAGGTGTTGATGTAAACACTGCTTCAACCATTACAACTGCAAATACAATTGTTGTGACTAACAGCGCTGCATTTACTCCAGTCGCGGCTAACGTAGGTACTACAGACGCAGCAATTACTTACACAGCAACAGGTACATCAACTACAGGTGCAGTTACAGTGGTAGTAGAATATATTGTTCGCAATGCTGACGGTACTTATAACCCAACAGCGTTTACAGCTTAATTAATCTAGGGGCTTCGGCTCCGCTTACAACTTAAGGAGATTAATTATGAGACAGCAAATTGCAGCGGTAACAGGCACGGGGTCTAGTAACTTAATAGCTACAGATTTATACATTAGCCCATTTAACGTGGGTTTTGGTGTTGTTGTAACAGGCACAGTGGACTACACAGTACAACATACGTTTGATAACCCACAAACGGTAGCAAGCCCAACCTTTTTTAGCCACCCATCAGTCACAGCAGCAACAACAGACCAGGATGGCAACTACGCGTTTCCAGTGGCAGCCATTAAAGTGCTAGTCAACTCAGGTACAGGTACAGCTACTTTGACTATGATACAAGCAGGGATTGCATAAAATGGCAACGTGTGCAGTTATTCAAGATGGGGTAGTAGTAAACATTATTGTGGCTGAATCATCAGATACGCCACCAGAAGGAACTTTTTTAATCGAAATACCCTACTGTGGTATTGGTTATACGTGGGATGGAGTACGATTTAGCCCACCAAAGGTTGATGAGTAATGGCAGATAAATACTGGCAGGGGACAGGAACATGGGACGCTACAGACCCAACAAATTGGTTTGATGTTAACGGTGACCCAACCACGGCACCAACAATTACTGATGCTGTTCAGTACCAGGGCACAAGTGGTACGATTACTATTGGAATAGGTGCTGTTTGTGCATCAACTAGTGGCAATTTTAACAATACTTTTTCTTTTGGTAATAACTATTTAACTATTGGGCTTCAAAAAGTAAGAGTCATTACATCAGGTACGTCATTTACAACACCTGCTGATTGGAATAATGCGGCTAATAACATTTATTTGTTTGGCGGCGGCGGCGGTAGTACAGGAGG